TTCACCTGCCAGATGTGCGGTGTGATCCTGAGAGAAGGAAGATCGGAGAAGGGCGCAACCGGGTTAAGACCCGCAGTATGCGACCATCTGATACCACACAAGGGTGATGAGGTTCTGTTCTTCTCATCCTCTAACCTATGGGCAGTATGTGATAGCTGCCACGATGGAGCATGTCAGTCTATCGAGCGCCTTCACTATCGAAGCCCTGACTTGATCAGACGCAAGAAGATAGAGCATCGCATCGTCGGGCTGGATGGATACCCAACCGCGCCCAAAGATCGATGGGTTGATAGAAGCCTTCATATCTGACCGCTGGCAAGCGTTTGGTGTGATTGGCTGTATCGCATCATAAAACTCGCAAATCGCTCTCTGTGGCTTGATATGAGGCAAACAGCATGGGGCGGGGGTGGTGAAAAGTCTGGATCGCGTCCGGCTGTAGACCCGCGTGCCAGGCATTTACACGCATCCGCAATTCAGAAAAAGGCAAAGGGCTGAAATGGCACGACCGCGAACGCCGACTGCAAAAGCGGCGCTGACCGGCGCTGACAAGCACGACCCCCAGAGATTTAAACACCGCAGCGAACCAATCACGTCAGGTCGAGGACTGGGGAAGGCCCCGGATTATCTGCCGAAGACGGCAAAGAAAGCGTGGGCCACGTTTGCAGACGAATTGCCGTGGCTGACCTTCGAGGATCGGGGTGCGGTGGAAATCGTCTCATTGATGAGAGCGCATATTATGGACGGGAATACCGCTGAACTGCCTGCGAGCTTCTTCGGTAACTACCGCATGGCGCTTTCCTCACTTGGTGCAACGCCAGTGGACAGAACGAAGGTTTACCAGCCCCACGAGGGCGAGGAAGACGATCCATTCGCAGAATTTGACGGTAGGGCGCATTGAACTATTCGCAGAAGGCGCATCAGTACGCTCGCGGCGTGGTTTCGGGCGCAATACCGGCTTGCAAGTATGTCTATCAGGCATGTGCAAGACAGTTGAACGATCTGGATAATCCGCCAGCCGGTTATCATTTCGATGCTGTTCGGGCTGATCGGGTGTGCCGGTTTGTCGAGCTTTGCCCACATATCAAGGGGCCTGCCGCTTCCCGTGGCGATCTCATGATACTGGAGCCGTGGCAGGTATTCGTCCTGAGCACGGCATTCGGCTGGGTTGACGCTGAGGGCAACAGGCGGTTTCGCCGGGTGTATGTCGAGGTCCCCAGAGGTAACGGCAAGTCGTCGTTCTCGTCTCCGGTGGGTCTTTACATGCTGGCGCTGGATGGCGAAGCAGGTGCCGAAGTCTATTCGGCGGCCAAAACCCGCGATCAGGCCCGTATCGTATTCCGTGATGCGCAAGCCATGGCTCGCAAGATGCCAGGATACCGCAATCGCTTCGGTGTGGACGTGACGGCGCAAGCAATTGTGCAGTTGAAATCCTCCAGTGCTTTCAAGGCGCTATCGGCAGAAGGTCACACTCTGGATGGTCTGAATATCCATCTGGCGATTGTTGACGAGCTTCACGCTCATAAGAACCGCGATGTTTACGATGTGCTGGAAACCGGCCTTGGTAAGCGTCCTCAGTCGATGCTTTGGATGATCACCACGGCGGGCAGCAACAAGCATGGTATCTGCTACGAGGTGCGCAAGTTCGTCCTTGACGTTCTGGCCGGTCACGTCAGCGGCGAGGCTGCGGAAGCGGTATTCGGGATCATTTACACGATTGATGAGGGCGACGATCCCTTTTCAGAGGAGACTTTGCGCAAGGCCAATCCGAACTGGGGCGTATCGGTCGATCCAAAGATTGTCATGCAAACGGCAGCAAAGGCCCGGCAGGTCGCGACGGCGAGGGCGAATTACCTCACCAAGCACCTGAATGTGTGGGTTGATGCCAATTCGGCGCTGTTCGACACCGAATGGTGGCGGAAATGTGAGGATCGGACGCTGGATGAGGCAGATTTTACCGAAGATGAATGCGTCATCGGCCTCGATCTCGCCAGCAAGATCGATATTGCAGCCCGTGTGAATACATACCGCAGGTTGATAGATGGGAAGGCACATTACTTTATTTTCCCGCGTTTTTACCTACCAAGGGTTGCAATTGATGAAGATCGTCATCCGATGTATCGCGGCTGGGAGTTGCAGGGTGATATTACCGCGACTGCCGGTGAGACAATCGATTTCAGCATCATTGAGGATGACATTCGGGCGGAAGCGCCCGGCTTGAACTTGCAGGCGGTTGCTACCGATCCTTGGCAAGCCCAGCAAATGATCCAGAACCTCAAGCGGGACGGAATGCCCGCGGAGGAATACCGGCAGACAGTGGCAACCATGAGCGAGGCGACAAAGACGCTTGATGCACTCATGCGCGAAGGCCGCATCCATCATACCGGCAATGCAGTGATGAACTGGATGATTGGCAACGTGGTCGGGCATTACGACGCGAAAGAGAACGTCTATCCGCGCAAGGAAATGCCCCAGAACAAGATCGACGGAGCGGTAGCGCTCATAATGTCCCTCGGTTGGTTCATCCAGCAAGAGGCCGAATATGACGGCATAGACGATTACTTCAAGAGCTTGGCAGGTGCAGCGTGAACCTATTGCGAAAGATGCTGAATGGTTTCGTTGGCGATACGCCTGTGAAGCGGAACCTGACCGTTCGTGAACCTGACGCTTGGTATCCAGCGGATAGCATCGGCGGTGCGGGCGAGATCATCACGGAACGCAATGTTCTGGCGCTTTCGGCTGTCTGGGCATGTGTAAACCTGATTTCGGGCACGATTTCGTCACTGCCTTTGATGGTTTATCGGACCAACGCTGACGGCTCTCGTGAGCCTGCAAGCGATCACCCGCTCTACAACGTTCTGCATGACAGCCCGAACTACGACCAGACAGCAGTTGATTTCTGGGATTTCATGGCGGCTTCCGTGGAGCTTTGGGGCAACGCTTACGCGCGGGTCACTCGGTCCGACAAGAAGGTGAAGGTTCTCACTCCTATTCTTCCGGCGCTCATGAGCGTTCAGAAGAAGACGGATGGCAGTCTGGTCTATCGATGGACCGAGGACGGTAAAGCAAACGAAGCCACAGACCGCGAAATCCTGCATATCCGTGGATTTGGTGGCAATCCGCTGGGTGGTGCATCAACACTTTACTTTGGCCGCCGGGTGTTTGGGCTGGCTCAAGCCGCTGACAAATCGGCAGGATCGATGTTCCAGAATGGACTTCGCCCATCTGGCGTCCTGAAGTTTGACAAATGGCTGACAGAAGAGCAGCGCGAGGTCGCAGAACAGAAACTGGCCGCGAAGATCGGCAGCGGGAATGCTGGCAAGCCAATCGTCCTTGAAGGCGGCACGGAATGGCAGCAACTGACGATTACGCCAGAAGATGCCCAGATGCTGGAAACGCGGGCATTCTCGGTTGAGGAAATCTGCCGGTTCTTCGGCGTCCCGCCTCACATGGTCGGCCACACTTCGAAATCGACCAGTTGGGGATCGGGCATTGAACAGCAGACCCTTGCCTTCCAGAAGTTCACGCTTCGTCGGCGTCTGAAGCGCATCGAACAAGCACTGATGAAACAGCTTCTAACGCCAGCCGATAAGGCGGCGGGGGTTATCATCGAATTTAACCAGGAAGGGCTTCTGCGGGGCGATACGGCGGGAAGAGCGCGCTTCTATCAGCAGATGACGGCAATCGGGGCGATGACCATAAATGAGGTCAGAGAGCTTGAGAATTTGCCACCTGTTGAGGGCGGCAGCATCCCACGCATCCAGATGCAGAATGTTCCGATCACCGATGCCGGTGAAGACCGAGAACTGTCGCCACGTCAGACCGACAACGAGGAATAAATCTCGATGAAAACCAAAGACTTTGCCCTACAGGTTAAAGACCTGTCGGAAGACGGCACCTTTACGGGTTACGGCTCGGTCAATGGCAACGTGGACAGCTACGGCGAGCGCGTCATGCCGGGGGCCTTTGCCGGCAGCCTTGCCAAGCATAAGCGTGAGGGAACCAACGTCCTCATGTTGTGGCAGCACAACCCGAACGAGCCGATTGGCATATGGGAAGACCTTGCCGAAGACGCAAAGGGCCTCTGGGGCAAGGGTCGCCTTATCATGGAAGTGCAGAAGGCCCGCGAGGTCCATGCACTCATGAAGGCGAACGCAATCGGCGGTTTGTCTATCGGCTACCGCGAGATCAAGGCAACGCCAGACGGCAATGTGCGCAACCTGGAGGAATTGGACCTGCGCGAAATCTCGCCAGTGTCTTTCCCGGCCAACCGCCGAGCCCGTATCGAGGCAGTGAAATCCGAACGCATGGAAGAGTTCGCCCGCCGTCTGCGCGATGGCGATCCCATGCCTATCAAAGAGTTTGAGGACATCTTGCGTGAGGCAGGGGTTCCAAAAAGCATGGCTACACAGATTGCCTCTGTTGGCTATGCGAAGGCCGCTCTGGGTGAGCCAGAGGGCGAAAAGGCAGATGACGCAACCGCCTTCCTGACTGCGTTGCGCGGTTAAATCCAAACCTCTTTGTCCAGAAAGGACATTCCCATGAGTGAAGTGAAAACAGCAGAGCAGCTTGCTCTGGAGGTCAAGGCCGACTTCGAGAAGAAGTTCGATGCCGTGAAGGAAATCGCTGAAAAGGCCGTGGCGGAAGCCAAGAAGAACGGCGACCTCAGCGAAGGCCTGAAGGAAAAGGCTGACGAAAACCTGCTCGCCATGAACGAACTCAAGGCCCGCCTTGACGAGTTCGAGCAGAAGGCGGCCCGTTCCGGCGGCGAAGGCGACCGTGAAAAGTCCATTGGCGAACAGTTCGTTGAGAACGACAAGGTCAAGGAATTTCTCGGTCAGGCGAACCCTCGCGGTCGCATCGACATTCAGACCAAGGCCACGCTGACCACGGCAACCACGAACGCCGCCGGTTCCGTTGGCGCTGCAATCCAGACCACTCGCCTTCCGGGCGTTCTTGAACTGCCCCAGCGTCGCCTTACGATCCGTGACCTGCTTTCGCAGGGCCAGATGGACGGCGGTTCGCTGGAATACGTCAAGGAAAAGGGCTTCAACAACAAAGCCGCTCCGGTGGCTGAAGGTGCTGCAAAGCCCGGTTCTGACATTCAGTTCGAACTTGTGACGACCTCTGCCAAGGTCATCGCACACTGGATGAAGGCATCCCGTCAGGTGCTGTCTGACATCGCCCAGCTGCGCTCGATCATTGATCAGCGTCTGCTGTACGGCCTGGCCTATGTCGAAGAGAACCAGCTTCTCAACGGCGATGGCACCGGCCAGAACCTGCTCGGCATCATTCCGCAGGCAACCACCTTTGCGGTCCCGGCTGGCACGACCATGCCCGCGACTGTGACCGGCATTGACCGCCTTCGTGTGGCGATGCTTCAGGCTGCTCTGGCTGAATACCCGGCGACTGGTCACGTTCTCAGCCCGATTGACTGGACTTCGATCGAACTCCTGAAGGACACCCAGGGCCGTTACATCATCGGCAACCCGCAGGGAACGATTGCTCCGACCCTCTGGGGTCTGCCGGTTG